CCATACAGATACAAGAAGAAACCCCTATATAATATTATATTTATATTTAGAAAGTCTCTAAAACACTATATAATAATATAATAACTAGAATCCTTTATACCTTTATTTTATATATAATATTAAAAAAGAACTACTTTAGGCCTAGCTTATCGCTCTTTTTAGGCTCGTTATTAGGGGAGTTTTGGCTCTCTGAGCCAATTAGACCCCCTAAATTGCCCCTTTTCATCATGTATTCAGCCACAAAGCCAAGTATTGGGTTATCCCTAGTAACTGCTTTGATTGTTGCTTGGCCTGTTGCCTGGTCTAATTTTTTACTGGCCGCACCCAGGGAACCAAAAAAAGAAGATTGAAACTGTTCTAACTTTTCATGCATGCGATCTTCAATTTCATTTACAATAGGATCTAAAGCCTCAAGTAACATTTCGTCGGATTCAGGACTTCTAATATATTCCACCCAAGCATCTCTGGATAATCCTGCAATGTAATGAGATAAGAAGAAATAGAAGAAACTCCAGAAAACGGCAAGTCCTATTAATTCGATGGCTGTAATTTCCATATTTACCTAATCAAACGTTGGTACACAAACCCATTGGTCATTTTGAAGTATTGCTTTCTTTCCTGGTCCGCAATCAGGCCTAAGACCTGCTTTAGAAGTTGGAGGAGTAACGGTTTTTCCTGGTGAGACTATACCGCTCTCCTCTAAAAGTTTCAATAATACTACCCAAGCCCCTAAGTTCATGCCAAACCACCAAATTCAAATCCTCTTAATCTTTTTTCCAAATCACTTAGATCAATATCAACTATACCCTTTCCAATTTTACGTCCTACAATCCCCGCAATTCCTACTGGACCTAGTGAAACGCTTGCATAATTAAGCAAGTCTGATTTTTGTTTATCTGTTAAAGTAATATTCAATGCCTCCTCTTGAGCTTGTAAAAGCAAACCTACTAGGAAAGGTACAGAAAGAGCAAGTGCTCCCGCCCCAACTAAAAAAGGTGTATTTTCATTTTCTATAAATGCCTGGACATTATCGTGCCGTCTTTTGGCGTTTACTGCCTGTTCTTGGGCCTTTGTTACCTTCTTGAGGGTAAATCCATCAGGAATCAGTACATAGGCCATCTAAATCATCCCCATTGCCTTTTCTCCAAACAATAGATACATTACACATACTCGAAGTAGCCATTGTTCCAATGATTTGCCAGACGCTTCCTGTATTGTTTCGTTGGCATTGATCACAATGTTCTTGCCGCCCATTGGCCCTGGTGTTTCCACCATTCATTTAGGTTCCATTCTTTTAATCGCAGTTAATAGATCATTAGCTTTAGCAAATGATATTCGAGCAAAACTATCAGAACCGTAACCTACTTTATCAAAAAATATATCGTACATGGCATCATGCATTGTTTTAACTTTACGCTTTACCTGGGCTTTAGTTAGTTTCTTTTTAGGCATATATTCTCCCTGCTATTCCTATGGTAGCAAATTGCGTAGCTTCCGCCGCGCTTGATCTTAACGTAACTTCTACACTAGTAAAGGCGGGAATAATTATATCCTGGCTTTGACTATGTGGTGCGCTGGTTTCTAATTCGGTTTCAGTTTTCATATTTATCACCGTTTGACTGTCAAATGTAATATGACAAGTTCCAGCAGATCCAGTGGCTGGATTACCTGGTTGGATGTAGCCGTTGAATTGTATAGTACCCACAATGTATTCTGCTCCAGTGGTAAACTTTAGGACTACAGTATCTGATTGTGCTGCTGCCAAACTATTGTAAGCATAAGCATGATTTCCAATATAGTTGAGACCCGTACCAGTACCTGCAGGATTACTTCCCGCTATGTTTCCTGCGCCGCCTCCGCCTACTAATGGCATGAGACTCCTAAGCGAAAGTTAGCGTTACTGCTGCACTTACTGTTGCGTCGTCTGTTCCAGCGATAGAGATCTCACAAGAGTTCCCTGGTTGCACTGCCAGATCGGTATCATAAGTTGCAAAGTTGTTAGAGGTACCTGTTGCACTTCCAGCATTTACTATTGCTGCACCTGTCATTACTGCATCCCCGTCACGCATTGCGTTTCCTGAGATTTTAACGATTGGTACTGTTTCTTCTGCGCCGTCTGCTGTTACAGCGATTGCTACCTGTTTTATTGCGCCCATTCCACTGGCAACGGTAAAACTGGATGAGACCGAAGCCCCTCCCAAGTTATCCAATGCCTGGAACGATGACGTTAGGCTTAACTGACTTTCTGTTCTGGTTACTAATATTGCCATTGTTTCTCCTTTAGGCCCTTAGTTTGAGCGGACCTATTGCTCCTAATACTTTACTTCCACCCAGGGAACCTACTACCAGTTTGGCAGCAAGAGCGCCTGCTCCAATTCGGACCATCTGATCCTTATTAGATTTGAATGCACTACTGAGAGTGTTCAAGCCTCCTGTAATATCCCCTTTGAGGAATGACTGGGCTGCTTGGCCTGCGTTTGCCGCATCTAAAAATGCGAGGCCTGCGCCTGTTTCTATCAAGTTCACTGAGAACGTTTTTCTTCGCCTGGATCGGCGTGCTTTTCTTCGTCTTACTGCCATTGGTGTAGCTCCTGAGTGGGGAGGCCATCGAGTCTCCCAACCTACTCACTATTGAGTAGGTACTTATATTTGTTGGTCTTTCAAGCGTTTATTCATTTTAGCTTCCCAAACCCAAAGACCTTGATACCCGCATTTTTCACAATTCTCTTTTTTGGGAGGGTTATTGTGCCTACAATCGCGCTGGTCGCACTTCCAATAATCCCTGTAAACATCAAAAACGGTTAAAGGATCATATGCAGTTAGCGCCATATTTACCACGTGCGAACGCGTACAGGGGTTCTTTTCTAAATAGCGGTCTATTAAAACAGATAACTTGCGGTCCATGCTAATAGATACTGGCATAACGTTGCGTCTCTTACGGCCCATTAATCATTCCCTCCCGTGCACCAGCACCATAACAAAGGGCTTATCGTTTCGTCCTGTATTGGTTTTTCGCAATGGCTACAAATCATTTGTCATCCTCATCGAATATGTTGCCCTTGCTTATCGCAGGTTCAAACAACATAGCAAAATCAGAAATATGATCTGCAGGTACTAGCTCGATATAGTCTAGTTCTTTCTTTGGCAAATGAGTACACTCAATTATTGCCTGTTTCTTGCTCACGTCAGTTCTCTCGTTACAATTACAATGCCAAGTGGCCGTGTAATGCCTAATTGTTTTCAAATCCATATGTCTCACCATACAGATACAAGAAGAAACCCCTATATAATATTATATTTATATTTAGAAAGTCTCTAAAAC